GCTGAGAGAAACTGTGCCTATCTTTGTTGCAAGGCAAAGGTTCAAACATACAATAGGATTTAGTTATAACGAAGTAAGTAGACGGTACGTTGATGACACTCCAGAGTTTTACCTTCCTGATCTTTGGAGATTCAAAGCTGACAATGTAAAACAAGGATCACATTATACCGGGTTAACGTCACAGGAAGTTAACGGTAAACTACGGGACAAAGAGGAAGCTAATGGTTTGATCCTGTCTCCAGAAGAAATTTATGATGACTGTTTGAAAACATATAAGCAACTGCTCAGTATCGGAGTATGTGCTGAACAAGCACGTATGGTCTTGCCTCAGTCAATGTACACAAGTTATTATGTTACTGGTTCTTTGTCCGCCTTCGCCCGTGCATACAAATTACGTATTGACAAGCATGCGCAAAAAGAAATACAAGAACTAGCAGAGAGTTGGAATAACATCATTAAAGATTTATATCCCGTATCATGGAAGGCGTTAACCAATGAAGAGTGAAGCAGAAAAACATGGCCATGTAAGTACGCCTGTTATAAAAGCAATAAAAAATAATTGCATTGAATGTAGTGGTGGTAGTTTCAGTGAGGTAAAACTATGTACAGTTTACTCATGCCACCTCTGGCCCTTTCGATTAGGTAAAAATCCTTGGCGTAAAGAGATGTCTCAAGAACAAAGAGATAGGGCAAGTGAACGATTCAAAAAAGTAAGATCACAAAGAGGAGTTATTAAAAATGACTGACCGATGGATGGTTCAAGTAGCAGGTAATAATGAAATGGAAAAATCATTATCATTTAGAACTAAAAAAGATGCTGAAGAATTTATCTCAGAAAGGATTGAGTTGGTTCAGCACCTTGGATACGATCCCGACGAGACATACTATTTAATCCCTATACAGTAAGTTCTACGAACTGTATAGGGTATTAAATAGAAGGAGGAATTATGGACAAACCCACCGCCAAATTTCTACGACACACACCATGCGAATTATGCGGGTCATCTGATGCAAACGCATTGTATGATGATGGCAGTACATGGTGTTTTTCTTGTAACACATACGGTAATGAGGACAAAATGGAAGCCACACAATCACCAATTAAAACTGTGTACACATCACAACTTACATCGGGGCAGGTGACCGGCATTCCTGACCGTAAAATCTCTGCAGATACATGTAAGGCATTCGGTGTCACAACTCTTGTAAATAATGGTGCAATTTTTAAACACATCTATCCTTATCACGACACATCAGGTTCACAGATTGCTAATAAAATTCGTACAGTTCAAAACAAACAGTTCTTCGCTGAAGGTAACCTGAAGGATGCTGTACTTTTTGGCCGAAAGAACTTCTCAGCTAAAGGTAAATATATTACCATTACTGAGGGTGAGCTTGATGCTATGGCAGCATATCAAATGTTTGGTAGCAAGTGGCCCTGTGTATCTGTAAAGTCTTCAAGCTCTGCCGTATCAGACTGCAAAAATAGTTTTGATTATCTTAATTCTTTTGAAAATATTATTTTATGTTTTGATAATGATCCTGCTGGGAATAAAGCAGCTGAGAAAGTTGCTGGATTATTTGAGCCACACAAATGTAAGATCGTTAAGCTTAGTCAGTTTAAGGATGCTTCTGATTATCTACGGACTGGTAATCAAGAAAGCTTTGTTCGTACATGGTGGGCTGCAGAACCTTATACACCTGCAGGTATTATTAATCTTAATGAACTTGGAAATAGTTTATATGACGAAGAGTTCTTTGAAACAATTTCATATCCTTGGTCTGGATTAAACAAAAAGATTTATGGTATGCGTACAGGAGAATTGGTTACGTTCACTTCAGGTTCAGGTATGGGTAAGAGCAGCATCATTAGAGAGCTAATGCACCATATCATGAAGACTTCTACAGATAATATCGGTGTACTTGCTCTGGAAGAAAGCATTCGTAACACTGCACTGAACATCATGTCTGTTGAGGCAAGTCAAAGATTATATATTAAAGAAGTCCGAGATACATTTCCAATTGAGCAGCTTCAAAAATGGCAGGATGCTACCGTAGGTACGGGCAGGTTCTTTGCCTTTGATCACTTCGGCTCTATCTCTAACGACGAGATACTAAATCGGGTTCGCTTTATGGCGAAGGCTCTTGATTGTAAATGGATTATTCTTGATCACTTGTCTATCCTTGTGTCCGGTCAGGAAGAGGGAGACGAACGTCGATCTATTGATATTCTAATGACAAAGCTGCGGTCTCTCGTAGAGGAGACTGGGGTCGGTTTACTGCTGGTGTCCCACCTACGTCGAGCATCAGGTGATAAGGGCCATGAGGATGGTCGAGAGGTATCTCTTGCACATCTGAGGGGTAGCCAAAGCATTGCACACCTAAGCGATGGTGTCATAGCTCTGGAAAGAAACCAACAGGAAGAAGACGAGACACTGGCTAACACTACCATTGTTCGCATACTAAAGAATCGTTATACAGGTGACACAGGTATCGCAACATACTTGTATTATGATAAGGATAGTGGTAGAATGTCTGAGATATCAAACCCGTTTGATGTAAACGAAGACACTGAAGAGGAGCAAGGTTTTGACAGCTAGACGAGTAAAGAAAAGATTTGACAAACAGTTATACGATATGGTAAATGAAAGCAGTATTGCTGCAGGTAAAAAATATTTAAAGTCTATTGGTCATAGGATTACTTCTACCAAAGAGGATATGAAGGTTGATATCCACAGCACACTCAATGGTAAACCACACCTTACGGAAGTTGAAGTCAAGCTGGTGTGGGACGGCGAATGGCCGAAGCACTGGAAAGATATTCAATTGCCAGAGCGGAAGCGTAGGCTTGTAGAGTATGCGAAGAATAATGAGAAAGAATTATCTTTCTTAATCTTTAATAAAAGCTTTACATCTGCTTGGAAAATTGATAGTAGTATACTTGAAGAATGTGAACTGAAGGAGGTTCCCAACAGGTATGCACCAAGTGGTGAATACTTTTTCATTGTTCCAACTGAAAGGGCTGAGTTAATTACATTATGAAATGCATCCTTGACATAGAAACAAACGGGTTTTTAGACGACGCAACCAATGTCCACTGTATAGTGGCGTATGACATCGACGGTAAGAAGCCCTATGTTTTCAAGGGTGACGAATGTCGAGTAAGGTTTCCTAACTTTGCAAGAAATGTATCACAGTTTATTATGCACAATGGTTTATCTTTTGACGCACCTATGCTTAATAAACTTTGTGGTACAGAAATTAAAGATAATAGTATCTTAGATACATTGATATTATCACAACTGTTTAATCCCATGAGAGATGGTGGACACTCACTAGAGTCATGGGGTGAACGGTTTAAGTTTCCGAAAGGAAGTGTAGAGAGCTTTGATTATTACACTGAAGATATGTTAGAGTATTGCAAACAAGATGTTAATATAACATATAAATTGTATAACTATCTGAAAGAAGAAGGTTCTAAGTTTTCTAAAAGAAGTATTGATTTAGAACACCGGATAAGAAAGATCATTAATGACCAAGAAGACTTTGGTTTTTATCTGGACATTCCATATGCAACTACCTTTATGGCATCTTTGCAAGACAGATCACAAAATATTTATAATCAGTTACAGGAAGTGTTCCCTCCTGTTGTAACCACTGGTCGAGTACACAAGAGAAGTGGTAAACCTTTAAAAGATATTATTGAACCGTTTAATCCAGCATCTCGAAAGCAGATCGGTGAAAGACTAATAGAGTTAGGATGGGAACCTACAAAGAAAACTGATAAGGGTAATGTAGTTGTAGATGAAGATGTATTAAGTACCATTGATATGGAGGAAGCTAAATTAATAGCTGAATATCTACTACTACAGAAACGTCATACACAAGTAGCTTCATGGGTAGAAGCAGTTAAGAATGATGGAAGAGTACACGGACGGGTGCTAACGCTACGAACTGTTACGGGACGCATGGCACACACCTCTCCCAACATGGCTCAAGTACCTGCGGTGTACTCCCCATTCGGTAAAGAGTGTCGGTTATGCTGGACTGTTGAGAATAAGGATACGCATAGTCTTGTAGGTACTGATGCTTCTGGGTTGGAGTTGAGAGGGCTTGCCCATTTTATGAATGATCCAAAATTCACTGAAGAAATTTTAAACGGTGATGTACATACAGCTAATCAAAAGATGGCTGGACTTGAAACAAGAGATCAAGCAAAGACATTTATCTATGCATTGATGTACGGAGCAGGTGCCGCTAAGATTGGTTCTATTGTAGGAGGAGATGCAAAGACAGGAGAAAGATTAATCAGTAAGTTCATGGGTAATATGCCTAAGTTTAGTTTGTTAAAAAATAAGTTGACAGAAGCATCTGAATCTGGCACTATCCGAGGGCTTGATGGACGGCTACTACACATCAGATCAGCACATGCCTCTCTCAATACTTTAATACAGGGATCAGGCGCAGTGATATGTAAGCAGTGGCTTGTTCAAATGACAGATAAAATTCAAGAATCAGGAGTTGATGCAAGACTTGTGGCCAGTGTACATGACGAGTACCAATTTGAGGTTGCTAATAGTGACACAGAAAAGTTTGGTAAGATCACAAACGAAGCTATCAAAGAAGTGGAAGAGATATACAATCTAAAATGTCCACTTGATTCTGAATTTAAAGTAGGAAAAAATTGGTCAGAAACGCATTAAATTTCTTGACATTTAAAAAGAGTTATGGTATAAGGATTATATTGAAACAGACATGAAAGGAGATTACATTTATGTCGAACTGTGAAAAGAAAGTGCTAGCCGCCCTTCGTAAAGGCATGAGAGTTACACGAAAGACTGCCATCCAACGTGGGTGGTGTGAGAATCTAACAGCTACAATTTCCGATCTTCGTAGTAAGGGTTATTCAATTGAAACTCTTACAGCGAAACTACCGGAGGGTGGAAGCTATACTCGTTATCGTCTCAATGAAGCAGCAGCAAGTTAAGGAGAACATTATGATTGATCGTAAGTACAATATTATTTCTGGCACTGCCTATTGGGCTTCTGTCGTAGCACCTAACACCACATTTGATAGTGATGGTGTATGGGAAGTTAATGTCTGTAATCTAGATGAGGATGCAAAAGCTACTCTAGAGGCAGACGGCATCACCATTCGTAACAAGGGTGATGAAAAAGGAGATTACGTCCAGATCAAGCGTAAGGTCCGGCGTAATGATGGTGGGGTAAACACTGCACCAAAGGTGGTTGATTCCAATAATTCCCCCATGCATGATACCTTTATTGGAAACGGCTCTCTTGTTAATGTTAAGTACCGTTCTTATGATTGGAAGTTCGGTAATAAGAAGGGAGTTGGTGCAGACCTAGTAGCTCTACAAGTAGTTGACTTGGTAGAGTATCAACAAGCAGGAGGCTCTGATTTTACCCCAGTGTCTGGCGGATACACTTCTTCTGAAGATGATATCCCATTCCCCACTAACTAATGGAAATGGGCAGGGCTTTTCGGAGTCCTGCCCTACCCATCATGATAAAACTTAATACACTTATAGAAGATATCTATAACCTTTTTTCAGAGGATTCAGAAAGTAAAAAATCAAAAGACGAAATAGAGAAGGCAGCTAAAAAGGCTGGACGAAACATTGCCCACATCTTGGTGTCCTCACTTGAGGAAAGAAAAGAAAAAAGACCGTCCACTCTCAGGCTTTCTAATATCGGCAGACCGAAACGTCAGTTATGGTATCAACTAAAAGAAACAAAAGGAGAGACTACTCTTAAACCAAATGATTATATAAAATTTTTATATGGTCATATACTCGAAGAGATGGTATTGTTTCTGGCATTCGCAGCTGGTCATAGAGTTACTGATCAGCAGAAGCGAGTCACAATCGGCGGTGTTGTCGGACACAAGGATTGTAAGATTGACGATGTTACAGTAGATGTAAAGAGTGCCTCTTCCTATGCCTTTAAAAAGTTTAAGGAAGGCACACTAGCAGACGATGATCCCTTTGGATATATCAGTCAACTCTCTGCATATGCTAAGGCAGGTAAAGAAAGTTCCGCTGCTTTTTTAGCTATAGATAAACAGAGTGGTGAGCTTGCACTGCTACCTTTACATCAGATGGAGTTTGATGACGTTGAAACTACGATTAAAAACATTAGACAATCCTTGGAAAACTCTGAACCACCAGATAGGTGCTATGAAGATATTCCTTTTGGCAAGTCTGGTAATCGTCAGCTTTCCATTGGTTGTCGCTATTGTGATTATAAGTCTACTTGTTGGTCTGACTCTAACAACGGTAAAGGTCTTCGTACTTTTAATTATGCATCCGGTCCTGTATACCTTACACAAACTACAACAGTTCCGAATGTCGAAGAAGTGTAATGAAAACTCAGAGTGCCAAAGCAAAGGGTCGAAGATTTCAGCAGTGGGTGAGAGACAAGCTGATTGAAATACTTTCTATAAATGAAGAGGACATAGAGAGTAGGAGTATGGGAGCTTCTGGTGAGGATTTAATCATGGCACAGATGGCTCGCCAGAAGTTTCCCTTCTCCATTGAATGTAAGAATCAAGAAAAACTAAATGTATGGGAAGCGTACAATCAAGCTGATACAAACTCTGGTAAGTACGAACCTATCTTATTTATAAAAAAGAATAACAAGAAACCATTGGTAGTTTTAGATGCGGAATATTTTATTAAACTACATAGAAAATAGTGAGATACTTTATGTCTATGATCCCATTGAGGAATCCTCTAATTCATATGAGGAACTCTTCAATGGGGTTATTATGCAAGCTTTAATAGACATTTGTACAGAAGAAGAGTATACTACTAAACATCACCAAGGAGCTAAGGAAGAAGCTATGGCTTGGTTCTTCTCCACCATTGTGTCTGTTGTGGATAATTTTGAAATGGTATGTGACCTAGCAGGTATCGACTCTGAAAAGGTACGGAGTTTTGCGGAGAGAATAACACTATCAGAAAACAAAGAAGTCTTACGACAACACATGTTGAAGAGCTTTCATGACAAGTAGAAGAGAATCCTTTGCTCAATATATTTTAAGACGGATGGAGGAAGAAGATTTGAAAGATGCCACAGACAAACAGGTTGGTGGTCAACACTATAAAGATTGTCCGATACAGCCGGTAGAATATATTGTTAAGAATGAGCTTGATTTTTTAGAAGGTAATGTAGTAAAATATATTACTCGACATAGAAAGAAAGGCTCTGGCCCAGAGGATATCCGAAAGGTTATTCATTATGCAGAGCTTATTTTAGAATTACATTACAACGAAAAACCATAGGAGCCACCATGTTTAAATCAAATAAGAACCCACAATTTAGATCAAAGTTTTCTGAAGATATTTTCTACACAAAGTATGCCCATGCCGGTGCTGAAACAATGCATGAACTAGCATCTACTTTAGTAGAGGATGTCTGTCAATCATACATGTCCAAGTCAGAAAAGGACGAGCTTGTTAGCCACATTGCAGACCTACGGTTTATTCCCGGCGGTCGTTATCTTTACTATGCTGGTAGAGACAAGAAGTTTTTTAATAACTGTTATCTTTTGAAGTGTGAGGAAGATACAAGAGAGGACTGGGCTAACCTTTCTTGGAAGGCGGAGTCATGCCTAATGACTGGTGGTGGCATTGGGTCTGACTATTCTGTGTATAGGGCAGAGGGTAAGACGCTTGGAGGAACTGGTGGCATTTCAAGCGGCCCTCTGCCCAAGATGCAGATGATTAACGAGATTGGTCGTAGAGTTATGCAGGGTGGTAGTCGTAGGTCCGCTATTTATGCCAGCCTTAATTGGAAGCATGAAGATATCTATAAGTTTCTTGGATCAAAGAATTGGAAAGATATGCCGGTAGGCACAACAGGACAGACATTGTTTGATATTAAACAAGATGATTTTAATTTTCCTGCTCCACTAGACATGACAAATATAAGCGTTAACTACGACACAGAATGGTTGCTAAATTATTGGAACACGGGAGAACTAGATGATGTCTTTATTACAAATGTACGTCAAGCTTTATCAACAGCAGAGCCGGGATTTAGTTTCAACTTCTTTGACAAAGAGAATGAGACACTACGAAATGCCTGCACAGAAGTCACATCCGAAGATGATTCGGACGTATGTAATCTGGGTAGTCTTAACTTTGCTCGTATTGATGGCGTCGAGCAGCTTCGTTCTGTAGTTGAACTAGCTACAAAGTTTCTCATTTGTGGAACCTTACGGGCGCAGCTGCCTTATGATAAGGTCTATAAAGTGAGAGAGAAGAACCGACGCTTAGGCTTAGGGTTGATGGGATTGCATGAATGGTTAATTCAAAGAGGCAGTCGGTATGAGACAACGGAAGAGATGCATCGTTGGTTAAAGATTTATGAATCAGAATCAGATAAAGTTTCTAATGAATTCTCCGATCTATTGGGAATCTCTCGTCCAGTTGCAAAGAGAGCAGTAGCACCAACAGGAACCATCGGCATTATTGCTGGTACTTCTACAGGTGTAGAGCCTATCTTTGCTGTAGCGTACAAGCGTAGGTATCTCAAGAATCGTAGGTGGCACTATCAGTATGTGGTTGACAGTGCTGCTCAAGAGATGATTGAATTGTATGGAGCTAACCCAGAGAATATTGAATCAGCTATGGACTTGGCTACGGATTATGAACGTAGGCTTTCCTTTCAAGCAAACATTCAAGAGTATGTAGATATGTCCATCTCTAGTACAATTAATCTTCCAGCTTGGGGTACAAAAGAAAATAATGAAGACCTTGTTGTTCCTTTTGCTAACACTCTTGCTAAGTATGCACATCGACTGAGAGGCTTCACTTGTTTCCCTGATGGTAGTCGAGGAGGCCAGCCTCTAACCGTCGTACCCTACAAGGAAGCTGTTGAGAAACTTGGCGAAGAGTTTGAAGAGAACATTCAGACACATGACATCTGTGAGATAGCAGGTACAGGAGGAGTCTGTGGTGTATGAAAACAGAAGATATCAAAAAATATAAAAGAGAATACATGAGAGCGTATCGCTCAAAACCTGAGAATAAAGAACGTCTAAGACAACAACAAATCGGTTACAGCAGTAAACGGGACACTACAATTGCTGGTAAACTGCATAGAGTAAAAACAAGGAGTAAAAAAATTAATGTTGAGTTTAATTTAACGAAAGAATACTTAGAAAGTATCTATCCGACTGACGGTATGTGTCCATTGCTAAACATAGCATTAAATTGGCATAGCCCTTCAAGACATGATAGCACTCCATCAATAGACAGAATTGATAATAATAAAGGATACATAAAAGGAAATGTACAATGGGTAAGTTGGAGAGCTAACCTACTTAAAAATGATGCAACTCTAGAAGAGCTTCTTATGCTTGCTCAAAACTACAAAAAGATATATGACAAAGTTATACTCTCGTAGCTCAATGGATAGAGCAACAGACTTCTAATCTGTAGGTTGCAGGTTCGAGTCCTGCCGAGAGTGCCAAAAAAAGCTTGACAAAAATAAAAAAATATGTTATATACTAAGCGGGAATGCCATAATGGGTTCCCGCAATATCTTGCTAAAAGGAGATAACAATGTTTACAGAACACATGTATAGGCATGCGATTGGTTTAGATAATCTATTTAAAAAGTTAACGGTAATGCAAGGAAATTCAGCTAAGGGAAATTTTCCTCCTCATAGAGTGTCAGATATTGAGGATAAGACATACTACTTAGAGTTTGCTGTAGCGGGTTATTCTAAAGAAGATTTAGAAGTTGTACTAGAAGACTCAGAAACTCTTGTTGTTCAGTCATCAGGTTCTAGCACCCAAAAAACAGGCGATAATACAAATGGTGAGTTGTATACTAGCTACGATGGTATTGCTTCCAGAGGATTTAAAAAAGAATTTAAATTAAATCCTTATTTAAAAGTAAAAAATGTTACACTGAAGGATGGGTTACTAACTATTGAGTTAGAAAAAACTTTACCAGAAGAAAAGAAATTAAAAGTCCTAACAATTAACTAGAAAGGAAAGGGGAGAGCAGAAATGTTCTCCCCACTCTCATGGCTAAAGCAGTAAATAAAAAAGCATTAGAAATCCATACTACAAAAAAGAAAACCAGTATCGGTATGTCGCCCTTATCAAGACCAACAAACAAATCTAAACGGATGGCATGGAAAAAATATAGGGGACAGGGAAAGTGACAAACAGATTTCTTAAACTAGATACAGAAGTTATTGATATTTTTTGGAGTGACCTGAGTAAGCTGTTTAGTAAAGTAATTGCACAGCAAGGATCAGGCAGGGATAGTTTAGAACTATTGTACACAAAGATTAAAAATAATATTCTTGAGGTGTGGATTTATAAAGGTGAGAATAATAAAATACAAGCTGCGTACTGTACCGCAGTCACACCCTACCCTGAAAAGAAAGTTTTGTTCTGGGGATACATGGGTGCGGTAGATAATAACATGTCGGAATGGCAAGGCTCAATGGTAAAATGCTTGAAGGACTATGCATACCAAATGGAATGTGAATGTATAGAATTCTTTTCTACAAGGACAGGATGGAATAAAATTTTTACAGACTCTGGATCAACAGTAAAAGATATTGGAACAATTTATGAGGTATCGTTAGATGACAACGAATAGTATTATTCCTAATATCTATATTGGTTATGACAGTAAAGAGGATGTAGCATATAGAGTTTTAAGAGAATCTATTTTAGATAATACTAGCGCACCAGTAAATATTATTCCTCTTAAAGAGGGAAGGCTAAGAGCGATTAACTTTTATAGACGCTCTCATTACACTAAAGATAATATTAATTTTGATTCCATAGATGGTAAACCCTTTTCCACTGCATTCAGTTTTACTCGATTTCTTGTACCATTTCTAAACATGCATAGAGGAGAAGCCCTATTTATGGATTGCGATATGCTTGTTAGGGCGGACATCATGGAGGTCTTTGAACTTTCCAGAACAAAGAGATTGCCTCTATGGTGTGTGAAGCATGATTACAAACCAAAGGAAGCTATCAAAATGGACGGTCAACCACAAACACAATACAGTAGGAAGAACT